CCCCTATCGATTTTGCAGCCACGATGTATATTCAAATCACGCCCTTACGGTTGGTGACACATTCGAGAAGGTGCGGTGTCGGGGGGAGAGATCGCCGGATTGGCTCTGCTCACACAGGAAAGGCCCTGCCTCACGGTGGGGCCTTTTTGCGTTGCACCATTTGATCGTGTTTTGATTGTACAGTTTTCGTCTGTGGTTTGCCAGCGCCGCCCCCGCTACCCCAGCTCTATTCTGATACACCGAGGTTTCAGAAGGCTGGTGAGACCCGAGCGAAGGGAGGCAAAGGGCGACCATCCCCGCCGGGATGGCAGGGTGGTCCCCTCAACCGATACAATCAGAAGGCCGGAGCCGACCGTCGCTTCGGAGGTTCCCGCCACAGATGGGCAGCAGGACCGGCGCGCTACTTCCAAAGGCTCCATCTGCCTCTGTGGTCCCCGCTTCGCGCCTTCGGGCTGCGGTTCCGATATGGACCAATCCCACAGTATCGGTTGCTCTGAGTGGCCTGCCGTTAACCGACGCCCGCATGCCCGCGTTGGAACTCAGAGGAACCAAGACGAACAGTTTGGGACGGATCTGAACTTGCCAACGGAGGAATACATGGGTATTCTTGCGTCCGTTGAGCCAAGAACACAGCCCGCCAAAGCCGTTTCTATCTTGGTTCACTCGGCCCCGTTGAGAGTCATCTCCGGGGCCGAATTCTTTTTGACGATGCTCTATGCGAAAGGGTTCGTCAACTCCCCCATCGATTTCCCCGCGTTAAAAGCAGACAGATCATCGTTCCAGTCATTTCCAGTAATCGCGGGTAATGCCACGACAACTTCTCGCTTGAACATCACAGTGAGCCGGTGAGCCAATGCATAGGCCTTCGCTTGACCGGCGAAGCTCTCATCATTGTCGGCTAAAACGTAAATCGTCTTGGCAGCTGCTGGCGGGGTCCATTTCGATAGGCCCACACCGCTCACAGCGGCCCATACAGGCACGTCGAACAGGATCGATGCAGCCAAGGCAGTCTCGATGCCCTCTGCGATCCCCATGACCTCTGCAGGCGCTGCAAGACGTATGGCGCAGCCCTCCGGCAGCTTGCCCGCCATGACCCGCTTAGGCTTCGACGTGGCTGCCTTCCGTCCGTCCGGGGTCAGATAGGTGATGTGAAGATTCACCGCCTTGTTCTCCGGGCTGGCGATCTTCGCGATCATGGCCGGGAACTTTTGCTTCGTCTCCGGGTCGAACACCGAGAGCGCCTCACGGATCGACAGAGGCGGCTCGTGAGGGCCAAGGCGATTGTATAGGTATCTCTGCACTGGGCCGCCCTCGGAGGGCTTCCTAGCCCGCTCCCACAGCGCCCGCATGGCAGCCAGCGGATCGTCCTTGGCGGCCTTCGGATTGCCCCGCTCGATGCCGAGGTAATCCCGCACCAGCTGCATCGCATCCGGCATGGCGAGCCCCTTCACGTTCCGGACGAGATAGAACCCATCACCGGCACCGCAGGCCGAGCAGTAAAACGTGCCGCGCCCTTCCTTGTCGTCAAAGCGGAACCGATCTTTGCCGCCACAGGCTGGGCATGGGCCGTGCTTGCCGCGTACCGGGAGCTGAACATTCAAATGCGAAAGGATCTCGTCCCAGCGCCCGCGCGCCGCATCCACCACAGATGTCATCTGCCGAAACCCCTCTTAGCTTTGTTGAGGTTCGATTTAGCCTTCACGATGTTGCGGTGCCGGATCCACGACCGTGTCGATGGCGACGGCGCGACCGGCGTCGGCTTCATGCCACTGGGCGGGGCCACGCCGAACTTGTCCTTGTAAGTCCAATAGGCCCAGCCCTGTTTGTAGCCGTACTCCATCGCGTAGCCGAACAGCTCGTTATAGAATTCCTGCTTCTCAGAAACTGAAAATTCTTTGCGGTTGCGCGTGCCGTCGCGTTGCAGCTCAGCCAGCTCACCATCGCCCGCTTCGATCTGATCGACAGCCTCGGCCATAAATCCACACACTGGGCATTGTCGCACTTTCGGTGGCTTGAGGAACGCGCACTTCGGGCATTCCTTCGGCAAGCGCTCTTTCGGCTCGCGTTCTTTCTTCAGTTTTGGCTTCCCATCATCCAGCTGAGTGTGATGAATGTCAGTAACAAAACCCAAACGGAGAGTAGTATCTGAGTGATCAAGGATAAGGCAATAATCCTTTCCATCTCCAAGGCGTAGTCCGCGTCCGATGATCTGAGTGTATAGGATTTCCGACTTAGTAGGACGAGCGAGGATAATGCACCTAACGTCCCAATCAACGCCGGTAGTAAGCACACCGACATTGCAAACAACTTCGACATCTCCATTGGCAAAGTCACGAGCGATTGCATCTCTTTCCTCCAAATCCGTAAACGCGTCTAGATATGCGGTGCGCACACCGGCATCGGTAAATTGGTTCTGAATGTTCTTCGCGTGTGCGCGATTGACAGCAAAGCACAGCGTCGGTCGGCGCTCTGCCTTCTCCATCCACGTCGATACGATGTCGGCCACGAGGTGCTTCTCATCCATAACCTTCGCGAGATCGTCCTCGTGGTAATCACCGGCCTTCGTGCGAACGCCCGACAGATCCGGATGCGTCGGCGCGAACACTTTAAAGTCCGATAGATGGCGCATGTTGATTAGCTCTTGCGTCGTTGTCGCAATCAGCAATCGATCCCACAGCTTGCCCATCCCACGCGCCCACGGCGTTGCAGTGAGGCCGATGATAGGCACGTCCTTCCATTCCGGACGATTAAACCAATCGTGATAAAATTTGAAGCTCACATGAGCCTCATCGATGATCACGAGATCCACCTTTTGAAAGTCACGGCGCATCAATGTCTGCACGCTCGCAACCTGTACCGGCTGGCGGTAATCGGTGCGCTCATGGATGCCTTGAATCACACCGACTTCATAAATGCCGTTCTGCTCGAAGCGCTCGACCGTTTGATTGATTAAGCTCAGCGCAGGGACACAGAAGATCACACGATTGCCCTTCTCGCGCGCCATCTTAACGATAGCCGCAGCAATGACTGTCTTGCCCGCACCAGTAGGAGCTTGCACAACTGGCCGCCGTGATCCCGTCGCAATCGCAGCGCGCAGCTGAGCGATGGTGTTTGTTTGATAATCACGCAAGTTCACGACGCGCTTCCTTTTCTTGTTTAACGAGTAACCGTAACAAAAAGATAGCGGTCAACGGAATGGGAACCTCGCCACTTTTCCACCGGTACAGCGCGCGAGGCGAGATACCAATCATGCTGGCGAAGTCGGCATTGCTGAATTGCAGCTCTTGCCATGTCTTACTGTCCTTAAAATCGTTGTAAAGCTTAATAAATTCGTCGTGATTTCCCGCGATCATATTCTCTCTCCACTTTGATGATCCACACAGATCAATGCGACAACAGTCTGCTTTCCGTCATTTGTCTGACCGGCATTGCACCAGTCCATTGTGCGCCGCTGCATGAGGCGGCGATGCGGCGGGCTGTCGTGCCACATCTGCACGATCTCACGCGCGTATGACGGCACCGGCCCTTTGTAGAGGTTCTCGCCATACCACTTGCCGGGGATGCCCGACGCGATCACGTCCTCGTTGAAGAGGCGGTGGCCCTTGCTGAGCCCATTGTTGCGATACTGCCATGCGTGGCGAGCGCGATGGTCTGCCAGCTCACCGACGCGTGGATTCGTCGTGACCGCTTCGAGATCGTGGCCCATGCGATACCGGTTCAGCTCGGCAATCACGTCCGACCTATTCGATGCCGCCGGTGCGTCGATGACCGCCGATGTGCAGCCAGCTAGGAGCAGCGTCAGCACCATGAGCGCGACGATCATCATCATAGAAAAAGAGAAGGCGTCAGCGACGCCCTCCCAAAAGCTTTTCAGTTTTTTCATTTCGTCCTCACGCGACCATTTTTGATTTGGCTTTGACCGATGCAGCCTTCAGCTCAGTTTTGAGGTTCTGACGCGAGCCCTGCACCATGCACGCGGCGATCTGTTCGTCCGTCAAAAAGGCCTTTGCCTTTTCAGCTGAGAACGTGTTCGTCGCAGTCAGCGAAAAATTGAGCGTGAACGTGTCGCCTTCGACAACTGCCTTGAGATCGTCATTGGCGACGGCGTAGCAAGCTTCGAGAGCTTCGGCCTTGGCGGCCTTGTAGAGCTTCTCGATTGCTTTGTATTCGGCTTCGATCTGAGCGAAACGGTCTGCGATGTTCATGGCAACCTCCAGTTGTGTAACTTCGATGCATGGAGATTATGCCGCGACGGCACACGCGTCAAGCGCCGCCTTGACCGGCCAGCGCATTTTTTATCCGGTTTTCGTTAGCTTCGACCCATTTTAGGGTGCGGAGGGCGGCCTCAAGGCCCGGAATGGGCTGCTCGGCTATCTCCAGTTCCAGCGGATCCCGCTTCTTCGACCGAATCAAGCTCCGAAGGTTCTCGATGTGGCCCTTGCGGTTGCAGATGATCAGCTCCAGCGCCGAGATCTGCTGGCGGATCGATATTTTCACGCCGGTCTCCCATAGAAGTGCGGGAACCCCGAGATGCGCCCATCGAACATATACCAGCAGCAATTATCCTTCCCCGCCGTGTCGCTGTCCTCGATCCACTTCACGCGCCCGACCGATACGATCCGGCGGCAATAGGGGAGATAGGGGGTCGCCTGCCGCGTATGCATCCAATCCGCATCGAACAGCAGCCACGTTGGGGCCAGCGCCATCCCTCGCTGTATGATCTGATGCAGCGGCGTGCGATCCCACGGCGGGTTGGTGATGATCATCTGCGCCATGCCGATGTCCGCTTGCGTCATGAACGATGCATCGCCCAACTTGATGTCATCGCGCCTTGGCTCGACATCGAAGGCAGCCACGCATTTGTGGCCCTCGGCTTCCAGCATATCGATCAACCGGCCATTGCCACCGCATGGCTCAGCGAAGTCCACCCGTGGCGGCAAGTGGCGCAGCAGCGGCTTTAGCGCGGCATATGGCGTTGGATAGAAATCGAGCCTC